GGTGTAAACTCTTTGCCACAGTCAGGATTGGCGCAATTCCTACAGTTTGACACCTTCCTCGTTATCACCCCAACAGAATGCTTTCGCATCACAATTTTGGCACTTAGGTGACGTAATCTTATACGGCCTCACAGGCAACTTGTCATCCAAGAAACCTTGATACCACTTAGACCACTTCTTAAACAACTTGTCAATATAGGCGTCATCCCGTTCCATATAGATAGGCAAAATCTGCTGATTGTTCTTATTCTCATAAATAACAAAACCATCATCCAGATCCAAACATCTCATATAAACCTGAGCCTGCCTGATATGATCATCCTTAGGCTTATTGTGCAACTGCCTATAATGGAATCCCTCCTGAGAGATAGACTTAAGTTCAATCAACTTACGCCCATCCCAATCAATGATACCATCAGCAGTACCCCTAACGGGCGGATCCTTATGATCTACAGGAATCTCTTCCTCTAGCAGAATATCCATATTCCTAAAGTAATCATACAACCTATCATGAACAGCGTGACCATTATCAAAAATTCTATACGTATGGCCAGTGAAAGTCGGCTCAACCGAAATACCCCTGAACAGATATACCCAATACCTAGCGCATTGGTTAGTGTAACTTGGGTGAAACCCATCAACACGTTTAAAATCATTTTGATTCTTGACAACCAAATAGTCGTCTACAGCCTTAACCAACTTGTCCTCTAAAGAAATTTTCACTTCCCCTTCAGAGACATTAACCATCTTCAATCGTTGCAAAGATTTCACGTAGCACTCCTAGCCAGAAGCTTCAAAGTATTAATATTTTCCTCCAAAGCTTCATGTAAAGTATACCATATATCCTTGGTAATCTTGTCTTCATTTGACATAATCGTTGAATTCCTCTTATACGCTTGCGCTTTAACAATCACCTTAGTCCTATACGCAGCCAAAATGGCAGCATACTTTGCAGCCTGTATGCCAATATACCTGCCTGGGTTTTCGATAATATCATCAACAATATTCATGACTGAAACGAATTCCTCAGCCTTGTCGCCCATAGCAACTTCAATCTGATCCATTGATAGAATCATATCTCTACTCATAGTATCCTTCCAATTTTCTTTACTTCCTTCATGTATACTTCGTGAGCCTCTTCTTCAGTATGGTAGTACCCTAAAGAAACTTGCTTCTTGCCAATTCTAATAAGTGCTTGGTACCTTTTCTTTCTGCCGGCATCATTGCGGTAACTGACGCCTCTAGATTTATCCCATCTATCACAATTTCTTGCATTCATAGCATTCGTTATCACTCTAAGATTTTCAAATCGATTATCTAAAGGGTCACGGTTTATATGATCTGTCACCATCCCCTTTGGAACATCGATGCCGTGAAGCCTAAGCACTTCTCTATGCAACCAAATCGTCTTCCTTTTGCCACGGGGTGCCACCATTCTCTTAGCATAAGGATACTCCTGCCTCTGCCCCCTAAAAGAGGCATACCAGTTATAAGCACCCAGTACAGGCAACATATCAAGATCAATAATAGTCTCATATCCTTTTGTGAGTTGCAAGACGCCCACTCCATCACGAACAAAAGCATGACGCTTAAGTTTGATCTTACGCATAGTCGCTCCCTTCCACTAACTCCAAGAACACCGTCCACTCAACTACAGCCAACTTGCGTTCACTGTCCTTACCAAGCACCAAGCAAAGCAAAGGATACCTATAATTCTCATTAAGAGCATCCTTAGCATGCTTTCTCCAATTAGCAAGAGAAACAGTATGCGACTTCTCACAATGCTTATAATCAATAAGAAACTTGTTTTTCATCGCATCACCCTTCCTCATACCACGGCCAGAATTCTTAACAGCCTTAGCGCCATCCTTCTTAATCTCTTCCTTCTCCGTGCGCTTCATCCCACCAGCACCTTAGAAGAAATCTCACCATGCTGCACATCCGACAAACTAATATTGCCAGCCCCGTTCCACTTCTCTTCACCATAGTAGAACCAAGCACCACGACGCTCAATGATCTCCATCTCAACAGCAATATCAATCAACTCACGCAACGTATCAATACCGCCCTCCTGAGGGAGAACATAATAGTGACCAGAAGTGCCAATAGAGGCACGCTGCTTAGTCTTCTCAACACTCCAAGCAACCTTCTGAGAAGTAATCATCTTAGCATTATCCCGCTCCATCTCAGCCTGAGACATAGACAGAAACAACTTGATGATATTGTGCATATTATGATGCACCGTATTGCCATACTTGCCACGCAACGTCGGATACATGCCACTCAAGTCAACCATCTGATGCGACACAAACAACATCATGTTGCGTTCCTTATGCAAATAGTTCACCAACTTTTGAAGGAAATACCCCTGCGACCTAGCAGCAAGACCCATAGCCTTACCACCATCAGGTTTAGCATAAAACTCGTCCTTCATCAGATTAGACAGAGAATCCACCAAATAAATATGCTTCTCATCCCTATCCTCCAACAACGGAGTAATCGTCTTAAGTATATCTTCAATAACCGTACCCTGCACAATAACAGGATCACTAATATCCACCCCGCACTGTTCAGCATACTTATCCTTATATGAAAACTCAGAATCAATAATAACAGGCCTATAGCCTCGCTTCTGAGCCTCCGCAACAATGTGATAACACATAGTTGTCTTACCTGCTGAAGGCGTACCCCACAGCAAATGCGTCATACCAGAATACAAGCCCCCACCCAACGCGCGGTTTAAACCCACCGAAGGTGTTGGAATAATCTCATACTCAGGCATATGATCGCCTTTTCTTTTATCAATCACTAACATTTATACTCATCCTCCTACAATAATCATTAATATCAATAATAGCTTCTGCGCCGTCAACTTTATATCCCTCATCATCCTTAGAGATGGGGGTGGGCTTAACGGCCACCCACTTGCCTTCAAACTTACTCAGCTTCTGAGCATAACGACCATACAAATACGGGAAAACAACAATCTTATGAAAACCAATGCCATCCCACACATACACGCTCGCCATCATCTTGCCCTTCGCTGTCCTAAAGGCACGAACATTCACCACCTTAACCAAAGCCTTCTCATCCGTCATAGTCCCAAGACCATGCTCATACAACCAAGAATGATCATGCTCCAAACCAGACTCCACCATATCCATCAACCCAGTAACCTCATTGACAGAATCAGTAGCATCAGCGTAACAATGCAATGTACGATCACCAACCAAACCATGAACATAATCACGCTTCTTCAACTCGTTGTCCAAATCCGCAAACACAGTAAACGAACCAGTAGGATCCTCAAACTCAATCCTAACATAACTAGGCGTCCTCTTCACAGACCGAACCACAGCCTTAACAAAATGCATAGCAATATTGTCATCCTCAACCTCAGCAGCAGGCGTAAAATCACCACTCTCATCCACAGCATCAGCAATAGGAAAACCCAACAAAGGCATATAATACTTCTTATGGTCAAACTCAGAAACATGCCCCAAAGAATTCAAAGCACCAACCTTATCCAAATTCTCCAGAATATTACTACGCAACTTCCGCTTCTCACAACGGCCAGTCATCTCGTCAACAGACGCAAAAGGACGCTTAGTTAAAACCTCTTCAATAGCACCAACACCAACACCATCAATATTCGACAAGCCAAACCTAATCGAACCACCATCCACAGAGAAAAACTCTTCCGACAGATTCACATCAGGAGGCTCAATCTCAATACTCAAACGCTTCGCCTCGAGCAAGTAAGCAGTAATACGCTCCCGATTAGACTCATTGTACAACAAAGCCCAACAAAACTCCACAGGATACAAAGTCTTCAACCACATAGACTGATACGACAACATCGAATACGCAACAGCATGCGACTTATTAAACATGTACAAAGACGACACTTCAAAGTCATCCCACATCTTCTGCGCATCATCCTCATCCATGAGATTATTCACCACGAACTTATCACGATACTTCTCAAACTCCAACACATCGCGCTTCTTGCCAATAATCTTACGCAACTTATCAGCATCAGACCAAGTAAACCCAGCCAACGCAACAACAGCCTGCATCAACTGCTCCTGAAAGATAAACGTACCAAACGTCTCTCTCAAAATAGGCTCCAACACAGAATGCTTGTACTTAACATTTTTTGAACCGACCCGCCTCTTAACGAAGTCGTCACCCTGTGTCAACAAGGCACCGGGACGAACTAACGCATTAGAAATCATAAGGTCTGCAAAACTCTCACAAGGCATCCTGTCCAGCAAACCCCTGTACGCTGCTGCATCAGCCTGAAAGACACCAGTCGTCTCAGCTATGTCAAACTGCTCATAAACAAAATCCTCATTCAAGGCCAAGGAATCTTCCTCTAGCACCTTTAAAGCATCGTCATCCAAATTGTACGTTTCCTGGATCTTCTTAAAGCAGTCTTTAATAACAGACACCATCTTAAGGCCAAGAATATCAATCTTGATTAAGCCTACTTCCTCCGCATCCTCCATATCGAATGCCGTCACATCCGTCCTGTGGTCCGCTGTAGACTCCTTACGGGATTCAATAGGGCAGACCTGCCACAGGGGCTTAGAGGACACCACAACGCCCGCTGCGTGCATTCCAGCGTTACGCACCCTTCCTTCCAACCTCTCTGCCACTGGATGAACATCCACGTACTTCGTACAGAACTCACGAACTTTATTATTGCGACTCATATCATCTAGAGACTCAAAAAGCTGTGTTATTCCATTGATCTCCTTGTAATCCACACCAAATACTCTAGCAACATCTTTAACGGCAGACTTAGCCTTATACACACCAAAAGTGGAAATAGAGGCTACATGTTCCTCACCCCATTTATCCTTAAGGTACTGCTTGACTTCCCCCCGACGCTTATCCTCAAAATCCAAATCAATATCAGGGTAATCATTACGATCAGGATTGATAAATCTTGCAAACAGTAAGCCATGCTCTATTGGATCAACAATAGTAATATCCAATAGATATGCCAATAAAGAACCACCCACAGAACCTCGTCCAGGTCCTACACCTATATCGTTATTCTTAGCCCAATTTACAAGATCCCAAATAATCAAAAAGTAATCAGCAAAGCCAGTCTTTTCAATAATATCAAGTTCGCTATCAAGCCTATCTTTATACTCCCCATTCAAACCGCGACTAGACAGAGACATTTCCGCTATTTCACGAAGATACCAAATGGAATCAAACTTAGAGTTATATTTCGGCAGCAAAGCATTCTTAGTTGATAATGAAGCATTACACTTATCAGCCACTTCGAGCGTATTCTCTAAATAACTAGAATTATATCCCAAATCTGTAAACAAGCTTTTCACATCAGATGCATTCATAATCCACGGCTGAATCTCATCAAAGCGCAGCCTGCGCTCTGGATACAGAGTATTAATCTTCTTAATGAGATCCACGCCAGAGTGTGTAGCGCAATCGTTATGCTCAATAGCATGACGCTTATCAGCAGCACTCATAGAAGGATACTGCGCCACCGTCAACAAAACTTCCTCTATTCCAGCATCACTTTTGAAGGGATAATGACAGTCAAGAGTCGGAACTACAAGTTTCCCATAGGCGCTAGCGAGGTTTATAAGACCCTCATTTATTTTCCCCGGGTTCCAAGACTGAATCTCAAAATAGAAATCGTCACCAAAGATATCAACAAACTTCCTAGTGAGTCTCTCAGCCCTGGCACTATCATCATTCTCAATAGCCTTAGCAATGGCGCTACCACGACAACCAGATAGGGCTATAATATCATTACCCACAATCCTCTCAAGCATTCCAAAATCCATACGAGGCTTGTAATAGAAACCATTGCTCCAAGCTTCTTTATTGAGTCTAAATAGTTTCTTTAATCCATCATCATTTTTAGCCAAAAGAATTAAATGATAACGTTCAGTTTTTTCGTCTAACTTATCGTCTTCTAATCTAGGTGTAAAATAAGCCTCAATCCCAAAAATAGGCTTAACGCTTTGCCCTTTGCAGGCATCTTGAAACTTTAGAACACCAGCCATACTGCCATGATCAGTAATAGCTATAGAAGTTTGCCCATTCGTAGACGCAGCCTGCGCCATCTCATACGGAGTAGACATACCATCTAA